CGGTGCAAAATCCGTAATTGTCTCGTTCGGCTGGCGCGCCAGTTTTGCCGTGTCGAAATCAATTTCGGACCGGTATTCGACCTCGCCGATCTTGTCGTACCATTGCACGGCATGAATGCCGTCGCGAGCGAGCGATTTGCAATCAACCTTTTGCGGCTTGCCGTCGACGAGGACCGTATCGTCGTCAACGATGATCGTGACGCGCATTGATTAACCTCCCGGCACTACTTGCGGCGATCCCGACCGCCTCGACCATGCCATTGCGTAGCGTCTCGATCGCCGCGCCCGCCTGGCGGGTTTGTTGCGCGCCCTCGATTAAGAGCATGGGCAAAAGCGCAATCGCGCAACGCCAATCGTCTATCATTTCTTCGCTTTGTGGATTTTTGCCAATGACGCGCGTCCACCACGGGCATTTGTGGCAAACGGTCGCCGTGTCGACCTTGTGCAACGGGCAAATAAAGCCCTCGTCGGCGTGCGGGATTTTCATTTAGTTTTTGCTCGCAAGGATCAGGTCGAGATATTGCACGCGCAAGTCGATGGTGTGATTATGCGCGGAGCCAGCACCAGCACCGCCCGTTACAAACGTGTTGCCATCCGAGCGCGACTGCCCGCCCGGGGTATAATCCCACGAACCCCCTACGGCATAATTAAGCAATTGCACGTTAGAAACGCTTGTCGTCGCATGGTTGTGAAAAGGAATGTGAGTCGTCGCTAGCGTAAAGTCATCCGTCATCGTCCGCGCAAACACGGTACTAAAAGCAACGCTGCCGCCGCCGACACCACCGCTCCCAGACACCACACGCAATGCCTTGTCATTGTTAGTCGTGAGTTTTGTCCAGCCAGTCGGTGCCGCCGCCTGATAGAAAAGCATGACCGTCCCGGCGGGAATTGCACTAGCCGCCGCAACCGCGCCTGTAACGAACGCCGTCGTCGCTATTGATGTGTCGGCATCGCCCGCCGTCGGCGTCGGCGCTTTCGGATCGCCGGTAAATGTTGGCGACGCCAGTGGAGCGCGCGTCGTATCGCTCGGATGAATATGATCTTGCCGCGCAAACAATAACGAGGTGCCGACCGTCGCCGTGCCGTCCATGAGCGGTGGGACGGTTGCCGGAGCGCCCGCGCCATCCGCGCCCGTTGGCCCGGTCGCGCCCGGCGGTCCTTGCGGCCCGGTCGCGCCCGGCGGTCCCGGCACCGTACTATTCGCGCCAGCCGGTCCTTGCGGCCCCGTTGGCCCCGTTGGCCCCGTCGATCCCGCTGGCCCGGTTGTGCCGGTATTGCCGGTCGGTCCTCGCGGCCCCGTTGGCCCCGGATCACCTTGCGGGCCCGTTGGGCCCGGTACGCCTTGCGGCCCCATTGGGCCGCCCGGTGGCCCCGGTGGCCCCGGCGGTCCTTGCTCGCCGGTTGCTATGGTTTCGATTTCATCGGTCGTGAGCACAACAACGGTTGCGGCGTCGTCGGCGGCAATGGTGACGTTGGCGTCGGCAATGACGTCGACGCTATTCATCGCGTCGGCCCGGCGTTGATAATGAATGTGCCGTTCCAGATTTTCGTTTTGAAACCGCCGAGCGTCATGACGTTGGAATGGTCAAAACTGCCGAGGCTCAAATGCTGCAAAACGTCCTGTCGAATGAGCAACGTAAATAATCCATTGACCGGATCGGTAAGCGCAAATTCGCCGGTATCGGTCGCGAGCCGCAAGACCGCCTCGGCATCCTCGGCATGGTGCCGCAGCATCATTTCCAATGACGCGCCGGTCATGTCGATAGGCGTGCCGCTATCCGCCGTCATGTATTGGAACGCGCGGTAAAAATCCGCGTCATTCTCGACGGTGATATTGACGATTGCCATGACTACGCAAGCACGTTTGAAATTGCGGCAAACGCGGCGTCGATTTGCGCCAGCGTCGTTATGCTACCGCCATTGATGGCGGTGAGCGTATTGCTCTCACACGTAAAACAGGCTTGCACAAACGTCGCCATTTGTTGAACGACATGTGCTAGTCCCGGCTCGTCGAGTTGCGTAAACGTGCCGTCGGCCAATTTCCAATCGGTGATATGGCCGGGATTGGCGACCGCGTAGTCGTGCGCGCTTGCGGCGGTATTGCGCGAAACCGGATCGCTCAAATACGGCTTGCCGCCAATACTCACGCCGCCGCTCGCCTTGGTGTAGCGAGCAAACGCATTATATGTGCGCGGCGTGCCCGGCGGATACTGTGTCGCTAATACGTTTTCGAGATCGGCCATTGTCGCCGCTTGCGACGGTGCATTGCCAGCGTCAAGCCAAGCGACATAGCCCGCGTCCGCAACCGGGACCGACATGGCGCGACCGCTTGACCATACGTTTGCTTGATCGCCCGCGACGATCCAATACCAGTCATTCGGTGTGTAAGCCGGTATAATTTGCATTGATCGTCTCCATCAAGAATAGATACCATAAGTGCCTATCGTTCCTGCGCTATCACCGGGAAAATAGTTTGCGCCGCTGCCATAGGTGTTGAGCCAAGCCAGATTATTCGCCTCGTATTTTTTGCCGACCGCAAAACCGGAAACGCTAAGCAATAGCGTGCCGATATAGCCATAGGTCACGCTGGCGCACGCGCCACCAAAGGCCGGAGTACCCTGACAAATGATGGTGTCGGACACTCCCGCGCTATAGATTTGTCCCGCGCTAGCATACAAATGATAACCAAATGACGCGTTTTCGATCACGCAACCGCGCATGATGACGGTGCCGCTTACATCGCTTTTGATGTTGGCACTATTCACCGCACCGGCATAATGAATGTGTGTACCGACTGATATCGCTGTGCCATTACCAGTTGCCCAAATGCAACCAATGATGGTCGTCGCCCCGCCGATGCCAATACGGAAGCCGTCAACATAAAATTGTGCGCCACCCGAGCCGTAAAAACACGGAACATTGCCGCTCGTGATAACGTAGCAATTGGCTGGCGTTGTCGTGTTGCCGATAATCTGCACGCCGCCGGGTCCTGTCGTGCCGGTGATGGGACCAGCAGCTTGAAGCGATCCTAGATAAGTGCCGTCAGCAACATGAATTGTAAGGGTGTGCCCGTTCAAATTGTATGTTTGTTGCGCGAAATTATAAGCCTTCTGAATGGTGAGAAACGGTTTGCTGGCCGTACCATCTCCGGTCGTGTCGTTGCCACTTGTCGCGACATAAAGATCAAGGCTCATTAACGCTAGGATCAAGCCGCCCGATTGCGGACTGGCCCCGGCACCGGTCTGCCATTGCGAACCGGTCCACCAAAACGCAACGAAATCATTAGCCGCCCATTCGTCTTTGCCAATTGCCGCGCCGCCTCGGCGAATGACGTTGGCAAAGCTGAACGTATTGAGCGCAAAGGTCGCCGGGCCGGTCGGCGCGGCATTCATTTTAACGACGACACACATTCCAACGGTGAGCGCATTTGGAACGGGCGATACCGAGGCCGAGAACGCGTTACCGGCATTGGCCGAGGTGCCACCGAAAATGATTTTGCCGCCTTGAATGGCTTTCGCTAATTGCGTCAGGTCGGCGTTATCCGGCGTCAGGCCGCCCGCCGCAATAACCTCGACGATTTCCCGTTGCGGATATTCAATCGAGGCGGCGGGCGGGATCGAGCCCATAGTCCCGGTCGACGGGTTGCCGTTAATGTACGGGTCGTTTGCGCCCGGCGCGCCGTAGGGTTGGTTGTATTTCATCGCGAGTCCTCGTTACGGTGTGCCGGCCATTGGATCGCCGGGATTGCTCAAGCCGGAATAGTCGAAAATAATTTCGGTGTGCGCGGGCTTGAGGCGGTTCAACAAACACTCAAGATCGTCGGCGATGCCGATACGCAAATGCGGATCGACGCCACATTGACCGGACGCGCAGCGGAACCAGGTCAATTTTGCCTGGTCAACGTGAACGGTCCAATAAAAGCGGTTGGTATCGGGACCAAGGCCGTAATACGGCCACTCGGAAAGCGCGCCGTCGGCGACCGGCGCGTCGCCGCGCGCGTTCATAATGGGAACGCCCCACTCGTTGCGCATCGGATCGGGCGGCAAGTCGCCGTAAACGCGCGCGTCGCCGACGCGATCAATGCCGACGACAAACGTACGGTATTCGGTAATCGTGATCGTGTAACCGATTTGGGCCGCGGTCGCGATAAAGAACGCGCGCGATTGCGCGCCGAGCATCGTCATCCGCATGACAAGTGCGAGGTGACGCTCGTCGATCGTTTGCGGCGCGGTATAACAAGGATCGGGCAAGCCGAAATTGTATTCCCATTCCGGCAAGAGCTCGATCGTCGTGCGCGGGTCGCTTTCGATCTCAAGCAAATCGGCGGCGCGCGCGTCGACCGGGTCGGCCCAAATACAGGACTCGCCGTGGACGAGATTCATTAAAACGGAATCGTATTCGCGCGGCCAGGCCGGGCCGACCGGCAATAAATCAGCGAGGGCTTCGGCGTAATCGTCGCAATTACGCCGGATATGCTTGTCGGTCATTCGTCGTAAAGGATGGTATCGAGGACGGCCATATAACCGGGCGCCGGCATGATCGCGTCGTCAAAGATCAAGGTATGGTGATCCTCGCCGACCGCGTTGGATATCGCCTCGTCGACCCATGAGCGATAGATCGTTTGGCCGGGCGCGGCTTGCGCGTACAGCATGTTTTGAATGGATTGCTCGATCGCCGCGCGCGTTGCCTCGGTGTCATTGACGAGGTCGAGGATCGTCATTTCGAGGAATTGCTTGATAGGCGCCATGACGTAACAGTCTTTGACGGTGACCGGGCGATGCAAGTCGATATAATCGGAAACGATAAGAATATCGGCCGGCGTCGGCCATCCGTCATCGCTCGCGCGCAAGTCGTCCATGAGAAAGCGCACCGTCATGGTGCCCGGTCCTTGTTCCGGCACCGCCCAAGCGCGCGTGACACCTGGTACTTGTTTCGCCCATGCGACGTAATCGTAAGCGGCGCCGCCCATTGGCGGTTGACGAATCCGCTCAAGCACCCGTTGGCGCAATTCGTCGTCGCTTTCCATGTCGACGCCGCCGTCCATCGTGACAACGGTCACGATGCCGTCGACGCCAGCGAGCGCACTAACAAACGCCAGGCTTGAGCCCTCGTCGAGATTGCCAGCCGCGCCGGCGTCAATGGCGCGGATGCCGACCGGCGTCGGGGACGACCCGACCGTTATTTGCTCGGTCGTCTCATAGAGCACGCCGCCGCCGGCGGTTAATTGCGACCCTTGCGGCAAGACGGTGCCGGCGATGCCGGTCACGGTCCCCGAGCCGCTGGCAAACGTCGCCGGCTTGCGGCCGGCGCCCGGCAACCAAATCGCGGCGTGACGGTCGAGCCATTCCGTTTCCGCGGTGTCGGGGAGCAATTGCCGCGACAGCCAATCAATGTAGAGCAAGACGAGGAAAGCGAGGCCGGCGTTAGCGTCGGCGAGCACGCGCAAGACGCTATTCGGGATCATCGCGGCCGAGTGTAAGCGCGCGGTTATATAATCGCGGTTTTGCTTGCGGACCTCGTCGAGCGTCGGCGTTGTCCAAGGCATTTATTGACCTATCTCGTTCCAGAGGGATTGGAATTGCAATTGAATCGCCGGCAACGGCCCGCGATAGAGCACGATCCGCGCGACGATTTTTTGCAATTCCTCACGCGTGACGGTGAGGTCAAAGCGCGAAATGATCCGTTGCGTAATAAACGGTTGCAACGCCTCGCGGATATAGCTATCGACGCGCGCGATCGTTGAGCCCTGGCGCGCTTCAAAGCCGGTGATCTTGTGCCGATCGAGCAACCATAGGCGAGAGCCGATCGGCCAGCCATTCCAAACCAGGTCGGCGTTTTCGTCGGCCCACCATCCGCGCCGGTCAGTATCGGATTCCGCGTTCGGCAAAATATCGTCGGCGTTGGCGCGCTTGTTGGTGCCGAGCGCGACGATCACCGCGGACGCGAGCGCCTCGGTTTCGTCGATCAAATTGTCGGGCCGTTGCAAGAGGTCGAAGGTGACGACGATCGGCGTAACGATATCAAAAAGCCGTAAGTCGGGCATTAATTCGGGTCCGCTTTGAGTTGGATCGGCACCGTCGACCAGCATCCGCCATCGTCGACAAAAATAGCATTGGCGCCGTGCTTGATATGCGTGTGACCGGCGTCGACGCGCATGGATTTATTATCGTCGCCGCCGAATTTGCAGATAATTTTTCCGGTATCAATCAGCACCGTATTGCCGCCGACGCTAAATTCGATCTTGGTTGGATGATTGACGACCCAGGACTCTTTTGTGAGCGTCAACGACGCGAGCGCCTCTTGGCCGGATTGCTTGCCCTGGCCGAGCGTTTTCGCTTCGCCCTGGCCGGTCGTTGGCTTGGGCGCCTTATCGTCTTTCATAATTTGCGAGACGATCTTTTTGCCGCTCGGCGCCGAAACGACGATGCCGTCGCGCGTGATATGGACCTGGTGCCCCTGGTCGTCGAATAACGCGACCTCGCCCTCGACCAAGCCCTTGATCCGATAGCGCCGATCGCCGACGACGAGCAACGCGCCATGTGAGCGGTTGCCGCCGGTAAACACCATAACGGCCTCGGCCTTTTTTTGGTTGGGTTTCTGGCCGGTCGGTTTCTTGACGCGCGAGGTTAGTCCGTATGGCTCAAAGTGCTCGATCTCTTTTTGCTTTTCTTGCGTGTAAAGTGAAACCTCATGCTCGCGAAAAAGCGGATCGTCGTTATTGCTTTCAATAGTGACGCGCTTGAGCGCGTTGTTCATGCGGTCGCCGACCGTGCGCGTGGAAAATCTCATGGCGCTCCTTGCGACTCTTCCTCTTTCGGCATGGCCGGCTCGGGCGACGACGGCTCGCCCTGGTCGGCGGCGTCGCCGCCGCTGGTATCGTAATGGTCGCGGCCGCCGAGCCGATCTTGCAGGACGAGCGTCAAGGTCGAGGTGGTGCCGGTTTGGTCATTCTGGCGCGCGGTCACCGCCTGGATTCCGAGCGTGGCGCGTTGGTTCGGCAACAACATAGGCGAATAGAGGTCGATCAAATTGCCGACCTCGTTGAGCCATAGCTTGCCGTTATTGCGAAGCCATCCGGTAACCGTAACGTTAGCCTGGAACATACTCGCCGCGTTGATGTCGCCCATATGGTTAGCGTGCATTTGTGCATCTTTGACGTCGCCGGGTTGCGGCGCCACCACGCGCAACGGTGCAGGACTAGCGCCGCTATAGTTTTGGTTTTTGGCTTCGGCCGATTGCGCGCGCGCCTTGTCCATATTGTGATCGTCGTTACCATGTTGGTCGGTATCGGAAATGATGTTGCTCACCGCCGAATTATTCGTCCAAATTAATTCGGCCGAGAGGATGTTGCGGCCCTCTTGCAATTCGGCGACGACTTGGCCGCCGCCGCGGATGCCGATAATATTGCCGAGCTCGTTGTCCATGATGTGAATGTTACGCATTTGCGCCAGCCGCAAAATAAACTGAAATGGGCTTTCGCCCCAATGCACGCTAACGCGCTCGAATTTCTTGTCGGCGCCCTCGGGCGACCCGCGCAACGAAAAGGTTATCCCGAACTTTTTTAAGGCGGCGTTGGCGAGTTGCGTGAGCGTTTGATTCTTGAATTGCCCCGGCGGCAAGTCGAGCGAGCCCTTGACGATATCGGCGGGCTTGGAATGGACGATAATTTTGACGTTATGGTTTTGCCCGTCATAGACGACCTGGCGCACCGCAACCGCGCCGGTCGCCGCCAATTGGCCGGCGAGCGTGACCTTGGCCGGATCGCCCGGCTTGAGGCGCAACGAGCCCCATCCTTTATTGAGATCGCCGACCTCGGCGACGACGAGCGAGCATTGACTAACCTCCTCGTTGAGATCGCGGACGACCTCGACCTCTTTCCAATATTTGTAATTCGTGCCGGCGACCTGGACGACGCAAATTTCTTGCGGGTTTGGCATGGCCTATTGCGACAAGGCCCGCACCGGCATTTGCATAAAGGCCGGATGCACCGGCCGGTTTTCGGCGACGAGCTCGACGCCGCGCGACTCGCCGCCATAGAGCCGGTTGCAAAGCCAAAGCGCCGGCCGCGGCTTTGCAAAATTATAGACCACGATCGTCGGCAACGTGCGCTCGCGCGTCGTAAGGTCGTAGCTCACGGCGGCGTGCAAGGCGACCAGCGATTGATAGCTCGCCTGGTCCTTGGAATTGCCGGCAAGGGACTCGGCATCATCAAAGGCCGGATTCATCCGGTCGAGATAGTCGTCAACTTGCGGCCGGCTCACGAAATCGGTGAGCGAAAGAATGCGCGCGCATTGGATCAGGCAAAGCCGGATGCAAGTGTTACCGACCGACCAGGCGGCGAAATAATGGACGACCATCGCCGCGGTGTCGGCGCGCACCGCATCAAACTGATTGAAGGTCGCGCCGGCGACGCGCGCCAGGTTAAACAGGTTGGCGAGCGGCGCCGCGATCGCACCGTCCTCGATCATTTGCTCGGCGTCGGCGAGCAAGTCGCCGCACGCCAGCCGAAACATGGAACCGTCGCGGCCGGCGTCGATCGTGGCGTTAGCAATCAAATCGGCGACGACCGCCCTAACGACTTTGGTCGCTTCCTCGCGTTCCAATGCCCTCATGGCTAGTCGGTCCCGACGCCGATTTCGGGATCGCCGATTGTGACCTCGCCGGTGCTCCCGCTGCCAAATACGTCGCCCTCGGAACCGCCGCCGCCGAAACTATTGCCGCCGCCGAGCGCGTCGTTTGAGGCGCCGACCGTTTGCCCCTCGGCGCCGTCGGCGGCGGCGTTGGCTTGCGATTGGCTTCCTATGTCGCTGGTGAATCCGGTTTCGCCGGCCTCGACGAATTGCATCTCAAATTCGGCCATGCCGCCGGCCTGGCGCGTCTCGCGTACGGTGTATTCGCGCGGTTGTACGAGGATGGTGTCGCGTTGCAACAACGTCGGCAAAACCAGCAAGCCCGGTCCCTCGGCCTCTAGCGCCAGGACGAGGAGCTCGCGCCATATTTGATAATCCGGCCCGATCACATAGCCGGTAACCGGAAAGCGCCGCGCCGATCGGCCCATGTCCTCGGCGTACGGCGTGTCGCGCTTGGGAAATTCGTGCAAGACAACGCGCCGGCCCGAGGTACGCGAGTTGGCGTCGACATGAAACGGCGCCATACGAAAGAACGCCGGAACCAACATGCGACGCCAAAGCGGGATTGCCATTTATGCGCTTTCGTTGGCGTAAGGGATGGTATTGCCGCGGTGCAATTGCACCTCGGAAAAGACGCCGGCCGTCGGCGAGGAATTATGCTTCGGCGCATTGCCATAGCCGGCGAGATCAATGCGGACGGATGCCGCGCCCTCGATCTTGGCAACTTGGCTTTGCCGTGCCGAGGCGTCCATCATGCGATCGCGCGGCACCGCCGGCGGGCGCGGCGCGTCGGGTCGCGCGCGCGGTAACGGGACGCCGGCCGTGGCGCCGCCGCCGTACCTGGCGCGCCAATCTTGCCGCGATAAAATCTCGGCCCGCCCGTTGCGGCCAACATGGAGCATGAGCGGGCCGTTTTTCGCTTGCTCTAATAGTGCGCGCTTGAACGCCGGCCATTGTTGGCGCGGGACCGCGAAGCATCCTTCCGAATAAAGCCGGTCGAGCGTGGCGCCCGAACCGGGATGAATCTCAATACCGGCGCGCGGGCGCCCTGGATATTTCGGGTCGTCGATCACGCCGCCGGCGCCGCCGATGGTTGCGATCGCGCCATGCGTGCGACCCCAAGGCCCCATTTGCGGGTCGCCGATATTGACCGGAAAATCGCCGTAAGGAAGCGAGCCGCGCTTGGCGCCGCCCGAGCCCCATGTAAACTCTTGCCCGCCGACGGTAACCTTGCCGCCGATCTTATAGGGCCGATCGGATTGATCCGGCGCCGAGCCGCCGCCGGCCGATTGCGGGCCGCCGCCGCCATCACCGCCGCCCGTATTGCCGCCGCGGCTCGACGGGCTCCCGCCGAGCGAGGCGCGGATCACCGGCGCACCGCCGCCGCCATCGCCGCCCTGGCCGCCATGCGCGCCCGGCCCCTCGGCGCCCTGGTCGAGCGCCCATTTTTTGAGGCCCTCGACCACGCCCTCGGCAATTATCTCTTTAGCTTTTTCCTCGTCGCCGCCGCCGATCAGCGAGGCGCGGATCACTTGCGCGCCGCCGAACGTGCCGCCGCCGTAGGACATTTTTTGCGGGCTCGCCGGCGCGCCTGGCGCCGCCGGCGCGCTATTGCCGCCGCCGCCAAATCGTTGCTTGAAATTCTCCCACCATTCCTCCCAGGATTTCGTCGGCAATTCCGGCGGCGTTATAAACTTTTGGAATTTGCCGTAGAACTCGTTGAATTGATTAATGCCCTTGATGAGCTCGGGGACCAGGTTGGAAATACTGGTCAACGATTTGGTTAAGGTGTCGAGCGAGCCCTCGGTCGTCATTTTTTGCGTGAGCGACTCAAAGGCGTTGCCCATGCGCCAAAGCGAGTGCTCAAAACGGTCGGCGGCGTCAACGTCCTCTTTGGTCGTGGCGCCGACGCTATCGCGCCACTCCTTGATAAGCTTTTCGCGTTCCTTGCGGTTGGCGTCGGCCAGGCCCGGCGGCAAATGCTGGCCCTTGAGGAAATCGCGCCGATTTTGCGGATCGCGTATTGTGTCGAGCTTTTTGAAAATAAGCTCAAGCGCCTCGGCGTTGGTCTTGGTACGGCGCAATTGCTCGGCAAATTCTCCCTGGCCGTGCATCCGTAAGTCTTTTGCGGCGTCGCCGATGCCGAGTCGCGTTTGGTGCATTGACGCGGCAAAGTCGCGAAAGCCCGAGCGCATTTCGCCGGCCGATATGCCGAGCCGCCGGCCGACCGCCTCAAGCTCGCGCATACGGTCGATCGAGATGCCGGTTTCACGGCTTAGGCGCGATAGCACCTCGGTCGTGCCGGCAAAGCCCTTGAGCGCGGTCACCGCGGTTGCGATCGTCGCGGCTAGGCCGCCAAAGCCGATCCCAACCGCGCGCAAGGCCGGGACGACCGTCGCGTTGAGCGCGTTGCCGACGTTGGTCGCCGCCTCGCGCAAGCCGTCAAAATGCTTTTTAACTTTCGAGGCGCCGTCGCCGCCGCGGTCACTAATGCGGTCGAGCTCTTTCTTGAGGTCGTTGAGCGGCTTTGAGAATTTGTCGACGACCTCGACAACGACCTTGATCGCCTCGTCTTGCTCGGCCATTTAAGCCCTCTCGGTCGCGAGCATGTTGCCGCGGTGCGTTTCGACGTCGCCGAATACGCCGCTCGCCTCGGTGCTCGTGCGCGTGCCGCGCGGGAAACCGTTGAGCGAGACGCGGAGCGAGGCCGCGCCCTCGGTGCGCGGCGCCGCGCTTAACGAGGCTTCGCGCAATCGCTCGCGCGGGACCGGCGCCGGCGGCGGCGTTGGTGCCGGCTCGCTTTGCGGCTTGGCGCCCGCCGTCGGCGGCGTCCCGGTATAATCCTCGACGCCAGGCAAACCCTTTTGATACTGGCGCGATCGCTCGTCTTGATGCCGTTGCGCGGGTTTTAGGTATTCGCGCAAGAACGCGATCGCGGCGCCGGTGCGGCCCGAGTGCTTGAGTTTTTCCCAAAGTTTCGGATAGCCGGTTTTCATCCGATGAATCAGGAATTGCGTTTGCAAGCGCGGGTCTTGCCACGACTCGCCGGGATGATTTTCGCGGAGCCAACGCGCGTAATTATTCCACTCGGCGCCGCCCTCTTGATAAAGGCCATGCGCGTAATGTGCTTCGCCGCCGTAAGCCGGTTGGTCGGGATGCCGCAAGCTCGGATCGAAAGAGCTTTCCGATCCGATATTCGCCAGGATGCCGGCGATCGCCTCGTCGGATAGCCCGGCCTTGCGGAGCTCGTCGACGACGGCCCCGGCAACCGCGCGCCGGTTGCCCGGTATGTTGGCGCGCCCGCCTGGCGCCGGCTCGCTTTCGTTGCCGCCGCCTGGTCCGCCGCGGCCGCCGCCGCCGCCGAGCGAGGCGCGGATCAATGACGCGCCGCCAAAGGCGCCGTCGCCGCCGCCGGTATCGAGCGCCATTTTCTTGAGGCCCTCGACCACGCCGGCGCTCGTGCCTTGCTTAATCGTGTCCTTGGTTTTTTCGTCGCTTTGTGGGCTCGCCGCCGGATGCTCGGGATCGACGGTAGGGAAACCCATGCCAAAGAGTTGCTCCCAAATCGTGAGCGGCCGGCCTGGCGATTTGGGCGCGTGCCAGGTTTCCGATTTGGGTCCGAAAACTTTGTCGCCGAGCGATCCCGGTCCCATGATGCCGGCGATCGCGTCGTTAATTTTGTCGACCGCGTTAACGGCGCCCTGGAGCCCGGTGACGGCGCTTTCGAGCGTGCCGTCGCGCGCCATTTGCTTTGTCATCGCTTCCCAGGCGTTGCTTACGCCGTCGAGCGAATCAATAAACTTTTTCGAGGCGTCGACCGCGGCCTTGTTGGCGGGTCCGACTTGCTTGCGATATTCGGCAATAAGGCGCTCGCGTTCGGCGCGCGTGGCGTCGGCAAATTCCGGCGGCAAAAAATGTAATTGCAGGAAACGGCGGCGCTCGTCGGGATCGCGGATTTTGTCGAGCTCTTGAAACATAAGAGCTTCCGCCTCGGCCGTCGTCTTGGCCTGGCGCAATCGGTCGGCGTATTCGTTGAGGCCGACCGCGCGCAAGCCGGTTAACGTCTCGCTTTGAACGTGCGCGCGAATCTTGTGCATCTCGGCGGCGAAATTGCGCCAACCCTCGCGCATTTCCGCGGTGGTGGCGCCGACGCGGCGACCGACGGCCTCAAGCTCGCGCATGTTGTCGATCGTGAGGCCCGTCTCGCGCGAGAGCCGGCTCAAGGTATCGAGGTTGCCGGCAAAGCCCTTGAGCGCGGTCACCGCGCCAAACACCGCCGTTGCGATCGTGGCAAAGCCGAGGCCGAGCGAGCGCAAGGCCGGCAACAACGTGACGCTCAACGCGCTCCCGACATTGCGCGCCGCGACCCGCAAGTTGTCGAAATGTTTTGTAATCTTTTCGGCGTCGGGACCTTTGTCGCCGACGCCGGCGAGGTGCTTTCGCATGTCCTCAAGCGGCTTGGTAAACTTGTCGACGACCTCGACGACGATCTTGACGACCTCGTCTTGCTCGTTCGCCATTATTGCTTGTCCTTGAGCGCGATCAATTCGCGAATGAGATCGTGTATTTGCGACATGGGGAGATCGGCGAAAGCAAGCGGACTACAATGGAAATTGAGCGCCAGGCCGATGCAATCGCCGATCAAATCTTGCCCGGCACCGGCACGAAAAAAGGCGTTACGCCCCAGGCGCACGTTATAAAATCGCGCGTCGTGAGCGAGGCGATCGCCGACGGCGGCACGCCGGCGAGCGCCGATAACATTGCATTCATGCGCTTTTCATCGTGCATGATTTTCGGCGGATCGGAGATCGGATCGAATATCACCGGATTGCCGATGCTTAGGAGATCGCGCGCGGTTGGTTCCCGAAACACGAGCATCGTCACGGTTTGACCGTGTGCCTCGATCGGTCGCGTGAGCTCGCAAGAATAGCCCGGTAATGGAGTCGCCGGCTCCTCGGGGATCGGCGGCGCGCTTGCCTCGCGGGCTTTGATATCGGTCACATTGACGGCCATTTTGTTTTTTCCTTATGCCGCGACCGCGACCTCGTCGCATTGCATACCCTCAAAGCGAACGTGGAATTGCCCGTCGCGGGTATTGACGGTTGAGCGTTCGGCGCGCCAGGCGTTGCGGAGATAGTAAACCGTACCGTTGGCGGCCTCGACCGTGATGGTCGCGTCGGTAATCGCGTCGATATCCTCGACGCTCGTGCCTTCCAGCGTCGAGACGTCGCCGGCGACGTAAGGGACGACCGGCAATTCGGAATATCCATGAACCGCGTCTTGCCCCGCGATTCCGGTCCTCTCGTAGCGTGACGGCATGACCTCAAGATTGCCGCGCACGGCGAGTTGCCGGCCGTCGACGCTCCAATAGGCAACGCCCGCGAATCTATTTGACATGGGTCGATCTCCTTTCGGGTTTCAGTTAGGCCGCGAGCGCGAGCGGGAATTGCAAGCGGAATTGCGCGAGGACGGCGAACATTCGAAGTTGGTTGATAACGTCTCCCGGCCAAAGAACATTGACTCGGTTGGGATCGACGTCGTCGCGCTCGACGATCAACGCCGCCTTGAACGCTTGGCCGTTTTCGACAAGGCCGTCGTATTCGCATTGGCGATATTCCGAGATCAATTCGCCTTTGAGAATGTTCGGCGTAACGATCGCCTGGCCGGGACCAAATCGAGTCCCGTTGTCGGCAAGTTTCACGCGCGGATATTTGTTTGTGATGCTTTGCCGCATACGGCGGAAAAGCTCGGCCAAGGTCGCGAGCGTCGTCATGAGCTCGTAGGCATTGTCGGCTTGGCCGAGTGTGTTCTTTTGATAGGTCGTTTGCTCACGCGCGAGCGCGGCGATCTCGCCGGCGTTGACCATTTGCACGGCGAGGCCGACGTTTGCGAGCGCGTTCAATTGCGTCTTGTTAAAGCGCAAATGTTTCGGCGCCGGCGTGATCCCGTCGAGCGTCAAGGTTTGCAACGGCCGCGCCGGGTCGATTGACAAGGCCCCGGCCGCGCGCGCGCAATAGGCACCGATCCATTCATAGAGCGGCGACGGCGAATCCGGCTCGATCGCGAGGAGCGAAACGACGCCGCTATTGTTGGTCGGGCCGTAGCTAAAAAGGTTGGCATAGGTGTCGCGCTTGGCCGAGATCACATGACCATAAACCTCGCGCAACCAACCCCAACGACCCGAGTCGCTAAAGCCGTATTCGGTTTCCCAGGCGAGCAAGGTGCCGCTATCGTTGAAACCGAGGCCGACATATTCGTACGGCTCGTCGCCGAGGTTGGCGATCGCGGTCGTCCAGGTCGGGACGCCGACGCCGCTGGTAAGGTTGCCGCCGGTTGCCGGCGTGACGGTGAGGCCGATCGGGAACATTTCGCCGCCGTTCGGGCCGAGCACGTTGTAGTCAAACGCGATATCGTTGGCGCTTATTCCTTTCCATTTCGACGTCAAGGTAACGACCGCACCCGCGGCCGCCGCGGTGACCGGCAAGTCGGGCATCGCCATAATGGCCGCCGCGATGTTGGTCCCGACCGTGGCGACGACGTCGGTGGTTGCGACGCCGACCGATACCTTTTGGCCGGCGATATAAAGCGCGAGCTCCCCGGCTTGCGTCGCCGGTGTCGCGACCGTAATCGTGCCGGTTGCCGCAACGCCGGCGCCGGCTTGCGCGATCGGCAATAACAAGACGGGCGTCGACTTGTTGAGCAAGAAAAATTCCTGGTACATGCGCGCGAGCGGCGAGCCCTGGCCGGCGAGATTGATCGCGTCGGCAACCGAGCCGCACGCGATCGGGACGTCGACCGGCGCAACGCCGGCGGCGAGCTTGTAATCGACGAGCAACGCATATTTTTGTGAGGTTGGCGTGCCGGCTTGCGAGGGATCGACCTCGATATATACGAGCGGAAGCTTCCACCCCGAGGGAATCGACGAAAAAGAAATCGGCATGGTTCATATCTCCTTAGTTGATAGCCACGCGAGACGCCTCGCCGCGGACCACGGTTGACCTTTAGTGAGTGAGTTACCAATCCAACGATCGCGGAGTATTTGTTTGTGCTGTTCGCTGTGAACCGCAACGCCGGTTTTCTTGAACCGAATTATTTCGCGCGTCGTTTCTGAGTGATACTTGCCGAGCCGATGTTTGTTGCCCCGCTTTTTTTCGGCCTGTTTTACGCGCGTTGTTTCCGATGCTTTTCGACCAATGTTCGCCGCTGCAATCTTTGCGATTTCTTCCGGCGATTTCTTTTGACCGAGCCGGCCTTTATTTGTCCGACCGCGTGATGCGGCGCGCAGTTTTTCGCGCGTTTCGTCAGATATTGTTTGCCGACGCCTCGCCGCCCTTATTTTCGCGCGCACCGCCTCGGTATGATTAACCGACGGCTTTCCGCCGACCGCCAAATTCCAACCAATGAACGACGCCGGCCGTAACCGCCACTCGACGGCGCGACACTCGGCGAGCGTCCCTTGATTTAGAACCCTTACCTCAAAGCCCGGCGGAAACCCGCCGCGCCGACGGTGCTGGCCCGTTCGCCGTTTAATGTCTTGAGTTACCCCGACATAGCCGTCGTGTTCGGGCGTTACGCATGTTTCATCAAACAACCAATAGACGACGTAGTCGGTCGTCATTTTTTCCGTTTTGGATCGTCGCCGTGATCGGCCGGCGGCGGTGCTCGACGTTGCGGGTCGCCGCTGCCCTCGGGCGGCACCTCGGTAATGTCGCCGTCGCGGATCAACCGGAACGTATATTGATCGGCGGTCCACTCGCCGCCCTCGGGCGGCAATTTGCCGTCAATCGGATGCGGCGGGAGATCGTCGCGGTTTGGCGTGACTCTTATTTTTGCCATTGCGTCCTCGCTTGGTTGTATTGATTTCCCCGGTTTGCATATTCCATTCCATTTCGACGATCGGCGCGTCGGGATTCTGGATCGGCCGCGCGTCGATATGCAGCGTGATAAGGTCGTCGGTTATGGTCGGCTTGAATATCGCGGTGCCGAGGTCGGCGGTCATGTCGAATTGCAATTCGAGGATCGGCGTCTCGTTGTCGAGCGCGACCGAGCCATAGAGGTGCGTACGCTCGCCGCGCGTGATCCCTTGCAAGAGCTTGTGATTAAAGCCGGTCAACGTCGTATCGCATAACAGGCCGTTGGTAATCTCGGCGAAAGCCTGGTCGAGCGTTTCCTCGCCGCCCTCGTTTTCGTTGTCGAGCACGATCACCGAAAAGCCGTAGCGCGCGCTATCGCGCAAGCGGATATCGCCGGCGTTTGAATCGCCCTCGGGGACGAGGAGCTCGTTAATCAGATAGACGCCGCAATAGGGTAGGTCTTGCGTTTGTATTCGCATCATCTTGTTTTTGGCAAAGGTAAAGCCGCCAAAGAACGGCATCGCCTTGACGCGATCGTAAATCGCGTCGCGCACGATCAACGCCGGCGTTTGCGTCATGGTGCCGGCTTGACCAATTTAAGCGGTGTCTTGGGCATGAGCTTGCGCAGCGTGAGCGTCGTCTCGCCGCCACCATTGCGGCTCGTGTCGATCACCTCCCAGGCGCCGGCGTCGGGCAAGGTGCCGTCGGCCGGAATTAAAATTAAATCCCCCTGGATCGGCAACGCGCCAAATTCGTTGTCGCGGACGTCGAGGATGGTGCGTTGCTCGGAAATAATCGAGCCGTCGATCGCGACGACGTCGATCGAAACGGTATCGAATATGCCGCGCGCCTGGTAGGCAAGGCCGACGATCGGCGTGACCTGGATCACACGCGCAAAGGTATCAAAACAAGGCAAATAGACTTGCGCGGAAAAGTCGACCGGCATCGTTTACCCTTTGCCTTTTTGCCGCTTGTAAACCTTGATCGCGCGATAGCCGCTCGGCGCGACGAACCGCTTTCCGCGCTTGCGGAGCTTGGTAATCGTGGCGCCGCGTTGCGGGACTTTTTTGCCTTTGTGCTTGACCGCGTTGCGGACGGCGACCCGCATATAGGTGCCGAATTTTTTGAAGGTCGGTTGCGCCAGGTACGCCGGATCGGTCGCGCGCAACGATCGGATTTGGCAACGGCAACCAGGATGGTGCGGCAATTGTTTCTTGGCGTCGCCGTACGAATACGGATTATGCGCGACCATGTCTTGACAGTGTTTGCACACGCGGCCGTCGTTGGCCGTTACGATCTTGACGAGGTCGGTATCCTTGTATCGTTTTTTCCACGACTTGCGGACGCCGCGGATAACGACGACCTCGTCGGGATGGAGCTTTTCGAGGTCGGCGAGGAGCGCGTCGGTCAAGAATTGTTTGACCTTGTCGAGCGAGGGCTCGATCGTAATGTTAAACGTCGATTTTTCCGGCACGGGTCAAGCTTCGTAGCGCGTGAAATGCGTCAAGAGATCATGCGCCGCGCGTTGCGCCGGCGTGCCACCGGTGCCGGCGCCGCCGCTCGATCGCGCCAGCAAATTAGGATCGAAATAAATTATTCTGGATTCCTTGTGTCCGATCATGCGGACCGTGGCGTCGCCGCGGACGCTCGCGTAATAGGCTTCCCGCATGAGCATAACCGCGGCTTGCTTTAACGCCGGCGGCGCCTCGTCGGGCAAATGATAACCGCCGGAATATTCGATAATTGTTTGCTCGACATAAACCCCGCTCGGCAATGTCAGCTTGCCCCATAGCGAGTCGAGCAAGAGGCCGTCGGGATAGGCTTGCGCGGCGCCGTTAATGGTGAGCGCGGTGATCCCGGTGTCGTCTTGCGGGATCGGATAGCGCGCCAGGAATAGCCGGTTTTTGTCGTCGGTCGATAATTCGGTAAAGGTTTCGACGACCGTCTCGTAACCGAATACCCGGTTGTTGCAATAAGCGGCGATTTGCGCCGATACCCGCGTAATCAGGTCGGCGAGCATCGCGTCGCTTGTGGTCGCGGTAATGTTGAGCGCGCGCTTGAGCTCGTCGAGCTCGATCAGGTCGATCGACGTCGCCGGCGTCGTAACCACGATGGTCGATTGCATCTAGCGCGCCTCGGCCTGGTATTGCTCAAACAACGCGCGCAACGGGATCGGCGGCCCGAGCGTGCCGTCGCTCATGACCGGAAACGCCTCATAAGTTTTGGCGCGGATATCCCACTCGACAACGCGGACGGTTGCGCCGGGCTCGCCGCGTTGCCCGCGCTCGCCGCGTTCGCCTTTCTCGCCGCGCCGGCCGGTCGGCCCGGCCTTCCAATCGGGACCAGGGCAAACGCCGGGCGCGTCCTTGCGCGCGATGAACCAGGTTGAATTAAGCGTTACGACGTCGAGCTCAAGGTAGTTTTCGGTCGGGTCGTAAGTATCGCGGATCGTGAACGAGCGGCCATCTAGTCCGCAAGCGCCGGCGGGTCCGACGGCGCCGTCGTTTCCGTTGCTTCCGTTGTTTCCGTCGCGGCCGGCTTCGCCGGGCGCGCCCTTTTCGCCCTGGATGCTTTCGCCTTTTTCGCCAGGCGTGCCCGGATCGCCTTTTTCGCCTTTGATCGCCTCGCCTTTGTCGCCTTGTTCGCCTTTTTCGCCTTTGTCACCGGGCTCCCCTTTCTCGCCGTCGCGCAAGCTCGCGAGGCGGTTGCGAATTTCTTGCTCAAGCTTGTGCAAGCGGAGCTCGTGCTCGGCCTCGCGTTGGTTGAGCTCGGCTAACTTGCGCGCAAGCAATAGGTCGCGCTCGCGCTCGGCCTGGCCGGCGACGCTCGCGATCTCCTCGACGACAAAATCAGCAAGCGAGCCGAGTATTGCGGTGTTGTGCTCGGATGTTTCGGCGGATGCGTTTTCGTTCGCCATCGCTCAAGCCCTCGTTTTGCGCTTGTCCGTTTCCAGGCGCCGGCGCCGGCGGCGGCGCGCCTGGTCCCGGTGCCGCCGGTATCTTTTCGGCGGCCGACAACGGGACGACTTGTTGCTGGACTCGCGGCTCCTTGCCGTATCCGCCAGGAACCTTGGCGTAACCTTCCAACGCACGCGCCTCGTCGGGCGCCAGGATGCCGCCTTGCACCGCGCGCGCGAGGCCCTCGATCCGGTCCTTAAAGGCCGAGCGCAAGAGCGCCGCGGTATCAAACTCGACGTATTCGTAAGGTTGGCCGTCGAGCTTGAACAATAGGCCGATCGCTTCCTCGATATGGTTGAGGCAAAAGCCCAAGCCCGAGGCGATCCAGGATTGCATAAGAATTTCGGTCGAGTTGACCGGGCCGCCGGCGAGCCCGAGAATTTGCAACGGAATGCGAAACGCAAGCGCGATATTCTCGTTGCTCAATTTGAGAATTTCCGCGGTCGCCGCGTCCTTGCCGGCGATTGCCCAAGGTTGAACCTTGAGGCCGGCGGTCAATATCGGCGTGCCGCCCTGGTTCATGCCGCGCGCTTGCTCGTTCCAACGATCGCGCAACGCCGTAACCTGGTCCTTGTCGAGCACCAGGTCGGTCGAAAGCACGGCCGAGGGCCGCGCCTCATTGCGATAGAACGAGGTTTGTTGCCTGGCGATCGCCGCGGTAACGGCGATATCGGAATAGGCGGCGACCAGCGGCGAGACGCCGAGGAGCGGCGTCGGAAACCGCACGCGCTCGGTGTGCAAACGAATGTGCAGGACGTCGCGCGCGGGGACGATCAGGTCTTGCGGGCTATTGAGCCGCATCGCCATGACGTCATTACCGTTGAGCGTATAGAATATTTCGCCGTTATAGGCGACGCGCGGATAGCACAAGTCGGGATTCATCAAGTGTAATTCGGACACCTCAAAGCGATCGTTACGCAATGCCAACGCATAGGCGTTGCCGGTCAAGTAAAGCCCGCGCGTCGCGTTGAGGAGAAAATCGGAAATGCTTTGGTAGTCGTTCGGATGCCGCAACAAACGCGACAAGGCGCTCGTTTCTACCCGCTCGCGCCCGCCGTCGTCGTTTGTAATCCAGTGGTCGCCGGGACACATGGCGACCGTTTGCGCGTAGGCCGAAACGCACGCCTCGACCATCGCCGATTGTCCGCCGGTGACCGGCGTATAGCCCAATTGCCACCAATTATCCGGCGCGCCGTCGGGGAGCCATCCGCCGGTGACCGGCAAGTAATACGGGCCGGGACGGTAATCGCCCTCGGCTTTACCAATGACCCGGCCCGCAACGCGGTTGAGAAACCCGCGGACGGTCATGCTTTGGCCGTTGCGGTCCTGGTTTGATAGCCGGCCGGCTTGTCGGCCGCCATTTGCTTGTCTTTGGCTTGCGGTGCGTTCGGATCGGGACCGCTCCCGTCGTCCTCGTGCTCGGTGACGGGGATGCCCGAGGCGGCGAGGTCGTTTTCCTCTTGCGTCGGCGTCGGCGTCGTTGCGGCCGCCGCCTTTTCGCGTTCCTTGCTCGCTTTCTCGCGCGCGGCCTTGTCGTCGGCGAGTTTGGTTTTCGCCGC